ATGTCGCGTGACGGTGCGCGAGTAGGAAATCGCCGGCCCTGCCCAACTGCTGCGACGCGGCGACCGCATCACCGCGCGCCATCGGCCATGGCGATGCGCGGCTCCGCGGAGAATACGAGTCAGACCATGCCTGACTCGTCAGCAATGTCGTACGCGCCGCGTGCGAACGCGTCGAGCGCGGGCAGCAAGTGGCGCACCTGTGCGGCCTCCAGTCCGTTGACCCACACGGCGGGATCGGTGGTCCGCATCAATTCGATGGCGGCCGCCAGCAACTCGACGCCCGGCGGCAACGGTGCCGGTTGCGCCACGTCGGGGTGCGGATCGATCAGCACCGGCCGCGGCGCGCGCTCGCGCTGCACCGGCGGCCGCGCGCGGCGGATCGCAGCCGACAGCGAGATGGTGCCATTGAACACCTGATCGGCGAGATCGGCATCATGCTCGATCAGCCATTGCGCGTCGCGGACATAGCGCACCGACACGCCGAGCAGCGCGGCCGCGGCGGCCTGCGACATTTCGCCATCGGTCACATGCTCGCCCTGCCGCGTCGTCACCAGCCGGGCGGCGACCATCGCCGACTGCGCGCTGTTGAGGTGCCGGCGCTGCACGTTCGCCGACAGCACGAAGTCGCGCGGCGCATCGCCGACGAAATCGACCACGCGCGCCGGGCGGCCGAGTGCGACCAGCGCACGCTGGCGATGGCGGCCGTCGAGTACCTTGCCGTCGAGCAGCACCAGCGCCTGCCGTTGGCCGTGCACTTCGATGTCGTGGCGCAACGCTTCGAATGCCATATCGGTCATCGGCGGCAGAATCTCCGACAGCCGATGCGGACGCAGCCGACGCACGTCCTCGATGGGGAGCGTGCGCGCGCTCATGCGGGCACCGCGGCGAGCAGCCCGAGCCGGGCGGCATGCGCCTCGGCGAAGGCGGTGAGGTTGCGGGTGTTCGCATTCCACGTAAGGCCGCCGGCCTGCATCGGGAACACGCGGGCATTGCCGCGCGCGACGCACCACCAATCGGCATCGTCGTACAGGTAGGCGTCGAACAGATGCCGCGCGCCGCAGGACACCGCGACCTTGACGAGCGCCGGATTGTGCACGCCCGGCTGCGCGTGACGCAGCGCGACGAGTTTGATGGTGACGAGACTCACGGCGCGCTCCCTTCGATGAACGTGGCGCGCGCGAATTCGGCCTCGCGCGAACGGTGGATGGACTTCGGGGCGGCCTGCCCGGTGCGCTTCTGGAATTCCTCGACGCTGGCATAGCGGCTCTCGCTCGCCGGATATCCGCACGCGTTGCAAGCGATACGTCGCTGCACCAGCGGGCACTCCTGATGAGTCGGGGCCGACCGCTGGCGACGCGGCGGCCGCTGCTGCGGCTTCGCATCGGGGTTGCGCGCATAGGTCACGACGTGACCGCCGCGCTCGTTCTGTTCGCGCACGTAGTAGCGCGTCCCGGTGACCGAGTGGACGACGTACCGTCGGCCATGCTCGTCGAGGCGCGGCGTGCTGAATTCGATGGGCAGCATGGCTAGACTCCGTCCAAGTTGCGGAGGTTGAAGTTGGCGCGCATCCACGACGGGTAGTCGTTGTCGATATTGGTGATCCAATCCGACTGGCGCGGCTGCTGCGCCGACTTGGCCGCGGCATCCCGCTTGACCCACGCGCCGCGATACCGCTTCTCGCGCTCCGACGAGCGCACGGCTTCCTTCACCGCGCGGTTGATCTGGCGGATCGGCATGCCGCACTCGGCATAGCCTTCGCGCAGCGTCTGCTCGTACGACTGCGGCGGCTCGTACACGTCGCGCCGCACGCCGGCCATGACGTAGAACATCACCAGCCGGGACTGACCGCGGAACTGGATGCGCGCATACCGCTTCCCGTAAAAGCTGGGGAAGCCTTCGAAGCGATCCAGCGCGCGCTCGTCGCTGGGCTGAATCTCCCAAAGCGCGCAGACCACCTCGGAGCGCGGCGCGTCGATGACATCGGCGACGCCGCGAAAGACCAGCGCGAAGTCGTGCAGGGTGCAGTTGCCGACGTACTGCGCCGAAGGACAGCGCGTCGCCATGTGGCCGCGGTTGGTGTTCGCACCGTAGGCGGCATAGAGAATCGGATAGGTCTGGGTGACCGGGTTCATTTCTTTTCCTGTTACGTAGGTTGAGGGAACAGCAGAACGCATTATGCGCTTTTTTGCGCGACGTGTCAAGAGTGCCTCCCGACTACTTCATGACGCCGAAGATTTCCGCCAGTTGCGCATAGACCTTGCGCGCCTGATCGAAGTTGAGCGTCATCGTTTCGTTCTTCCCGACTTCGATGACGAGCAGCACGCCGGTCCCGCGCGCGGGTTCGGCGTGGCCGTTGGCGCGCGTTGGCGCGTGACGGACCAGCGTGTTGTCCCATGAATCCTCGCCGGGCGGCAGCGCGGCGGCGCGCGGGTAGTAGCGGAACGCTGGCGACATCGGCACCTTGAGCCGGTTCACCATGCGCTCGGTGACGAGTCGCGACAGCAGCGCGGACACCGACGACGGCTTGACCGGGAGGTGCACGGCCAATTCGTTCGGCGTGAGGCCGGGATGTTTTTCGATGGCGTCGAGCGCGGCGCGGTCGACCTGCGAGAGTTTGATGGACATTCGTTTTCCGATTGGTTGGGCAGGATTACATGATGCGCTAATTTGCGCGTCGCGTCAAGCGCCGCTCGTCAGCACGCACGCGAGCAGGACGACGAACAGCAGCGCGGGTGCCGCGCCGACCAGCCATGCGAACAGCGGTCGGCATCCCGCATCCGCGGCGCTCGCCCGCGCAGCGGCGCACAGGCGCGCGAGTAGATGGACTATCGCGCCGGCGGCCAGCACCAGTGCGACAGTCTCGATCACGTCGCGCGACCGACGACGTAGACGACCAGCGACGCGCAGCCGAATACGATGGCCATGCGTAGCGCGAGCGGCCAGTGCTCGACGCGCTCGCGCACGCGGCCGAGTGCAAACGCGAATGCGCTCGCGACCAGCCCGACGATCAGCACCGCGAGGTAGACGTGCAGGATCATCTTGATCACCGGCATGATTGCAGCCGCGGATACGTGCGGCAGATCGCGGCGCGTTTGTCGGCCAGCTTGCCCGCCGTCGTAGCGGCCGCGCTGCGCTCGGGTGTCGAGCGCAGCGCGAGTCCGATCACGACCAGCGCGGCCAGTGGAACGATGCTCCACGCGGGGATCACCAGCACCGCCAGAAGTTGCACCGACGCACCGGCACCAGCAGGTACGTCGGCTGCGGTGCGACGATGGCAGCGGCGACCGCGAGAACGGCGACGGCGATGCCGGCCGCATTGACGACGGCCTTGCCGACATCGGCAGCGGTGACCGTCGGCGCGGGCGCGACCTGCGCCACCGGCACGATTGCCGGGTTCACCGATGCGCCAGCGACCGGCGGAACGAAGTGATCGACCGACACCGATCCGCCCGCGTCGACGATGGCCGCAACCTGCGCTGCGCTCGGGTCCTCGCGAACGGTTGCGCAGCCCGCGAGCATGGCAGCGAGCGTGACGCCCGCGACGAGTTGTTGCGTGTTCATGAGATTCCTTTTCCAAGTGAGCGCGGCCGCAGGATTGCGACCGCGCGTGTTGCGCTTACGAGAGGCGGCGCACCTTGTACAGTCCGGCCGCTTCCATATCGGCGACGAAATTCTCGATGGTGTCGGTCCGCACGATAGCGGTCTTGAGCCAGACGCCCGCGCGCCGCGCGACGCCCTGCATGTACCCGCGGAGCGTCGCGTCGGTGCACGCCCAAGCGGACGCGCGAATCTTCTGCACCACGTCGCGCAGGTCGTTGCCGACGAACGCGCGGCCGTCGATGGTTTCGATCATGTAAGAGTCAGTGTTCATGGTTTCCTCGTTCGGTTGCGGGGCGGCGGGATCGCCGCCCCTTGTCGATCAGTCGGCCAGCGCGCCGCCGCGGTTCAGCGCCACGCGGCGCGCCTTCAGGTAGTCGGCCGTCGCGCGGTCCACCTTGCGGACCAGCTTGTCGAACGACGGCTCGCGCTGCGTCGTCACCGACTTCAGTGAGAACGACGAGGCGACCAGTCCGACCATCAGCTTGATCCACGCCGACGCCTTCTGTCCCTCGACGGTCCCGGCGTGCTGGCGGAATTCCACCGTGCCGTGCGACGAGAGCGATTGGTAATTCAGTTTGTAGTAGCGGTTGCCGCGGTTCCAGCCGCCGTTGATCACGGTCGCAATCGCCGACGCCGAGCGCAGTCCGTCCAGCTTGCCGAACGCCGCGGCGATCTGCGCTTCGTAAGTCGCCGCCACGCCGTAGCCGGCCGCCTGCTGGCGGTTCGACTGGCAGTACCGGTTCGCGTTGCCGCGACGGGTCGGAGGGCAGAGCGAGTCCAGATGATGTTCGTATTTCAGGAACATCTTGGCGAGGTTCTTCAGTTGCGTCGCCGTCGCGCTTTGCGCTCCGACGTGCACGTGCAGGCCGCACGTCGTGTTCACCTTGCCGCCGAACGCCTTGATCGCGTCCATCGCGCGGACCACTTGCGCGAGACCTTCGTCGCCGCGCAGGATCGGCGAGACCACTTCGACGCCGACGTGACCGGCGGGCGCGCTGTGCAGCGAGCCATCCGGCACAACCTTCCAGCCGCTGGTCGTCGCGTGGATGCTGCCCGCCACGTGCGACATCGACAGCCCGGCCGCTTGGAGCGCCGCGAACAGTCGCGTCGCGTTGCCCGGCACGTAGCACTCGATTTCGACGCCAAAGGTGAAGTCTTGGAATTGCATTTTTTCCTCGTTCGTTGGTTGGTTGGTTCGCTTGGACGCCGCACCCTTTGGGCTTCTGGCTTTCGCCTCACCCGGTGCTGCATCCGACAGAACAGATAGTGCGCCTCTGCGCAAAATTGCGCAAGCACTTTTTCGATGCCGCCGACGAACGGTAGCTCACCGGCAAAATTGCCGCTGAGTCAGGCACTTAGCGCGGGCCGCCCCGGCCAGCCGACCGCCCATCCGGCGAGCGCCCCGGCCGGAAAGAAAACGCTTGCGCTTTTTTGCGCGTCCTGCTATACGCGCGGGCGCGCGCTTCCTGAACAGTAACGGGCGCGGCCGCCCGCAGCCGACGAACGGTCGCGAAAACGCTTGCGCAAATTTGCGCAGGGGCGCATACTGCACTCACTGACCCGCCGCACTCCGCGGCCGGGCGAACGAAGTGGAGATAGAAATGGACAAGTACGCGAACCTCGATAAGCTGGCCGTGGCGATGGGTTATCCGAATGGCCTCGGTCTGGAGTTCTGCATCGAGATCAGGTCGATGACCCCCGGCGAGCAGATCTGGGTGGCGCGCAATCGCGGGCTGGACGACGCGGCCGCGGCCAAGATCCCCGGCGAGTTCGCGGCTTTCATGAACGGCATGCGGGCGCTGCTCGCCCCGGCGCGGTAATGGGCGCGCTGCTCACCCCGGCGCAGTGGGACGCGCTGCCCGCCGAAAAGCGGGTGGCCCTGCTCAAGCGGGCCGATGCCTCGTTCCGCCATCCCGCATATGCGGGCCTGCTCGCGCGGATGGCGATGACGCCGTTCGCGAACCTGACGCCGTTGCAACGCGCGGCCATCGCGGGGAAGTCATGAGCCGCCGCCGCATCCCCCGCGCCAGCCCGGCCGCATTCGCGCTGCTCGACGAGATGCTCGCCGAGAACACGCGCGAGCGCGACGCACGCACGGTCGCAGCCCGCACCGGCGCGCACCTCGCGTGTCCGCGCTGCGGCACCGCGCAGCCCGCCGGCGAATCACGCCGCGCGAAGGTCAAGATGTTCTGCTGGTCCTGCATGCGGAACACCGCACACGTTCTCAATCAAGGGAGTCCCGAATGATCCGCCATCACGGACGCACCAGCCACGGCGAGGCCGTGCTGATCTCGTCCTACTTCATCCCCACCCTCGCGGGCGCGCACGCCGGTCAGTGGCGCTACCGCTCGATGCTCTGGCAGCGCGACGGCGCGACCGCCTTCGGTGAGCCGCGCGAGACCATCGACGCAGCAGTCGCCGACGCGGATGCGGTGATCGCCGCATCGAAGCCTGCGCGGGTGTTCGCGTGAGCCGCCTGTTCGGTTGGTCCTATCCGCCCGGCTGCTCCGGCCCGCCCGACGATGACGAGGGACCGTGCGAGGTGTGCGGCCAGTGGACCGACGACTGCATCTGTCCCGAGTGCCCGGTCTGCCAGTCGGTCGGCGATCCGGCCTGCTACATGATCGCGGGCGGCGACGACCGCCACGGTCTCGACCGCACGCCGGAGCAGATCGCCGGCCGTGCCGAATACGACGCGCGGCTGGACGAGCAGTCCGCGCATTACCGTGACGTGCCCGATTACGAATGACGGAGACAGGCCATGACCCATACGCAATTCGACGGCAACATCGATTTCTACAACGACCCGAAGTATCGCGAGGCGAATCGGAAATTCTACGAAGCGCACAAGTTGCTGATGGAGTGCGGCATGACGCGCGCGGCCGCGGTCGAATGGATGCGCGGCTGGGGATACGAGGAAGCCTTGCGGGACAGCGAACCGTGAGCGCCATGCGTGGCACGCTGCGCGCGGCGCTCACCCGGCACCCGCTGCCGTGGCGACCCGGCGTGCGCGCGGGGCAGTACCGCATCACCGACGCCGAGGGGCGCACGGTGTTCGTTGCGCCGCTGCTCGACCCGGCGGGATCGATCCTCGCGACGGCGGTGTGTCGCATCGCGAACGACCTGTTGCGCGAGCCGGGCGATGCAGCGGATAAGCCATGAACTTCAACATGCCGCGCCCGTGCGGCAACTGCCCGTTCCTCAAGGTGGGTGCCATCGACCTGCGCCCCGGCCGCGTCGAGGGCATCGCGCGCTCGCTGCTGCGCGACGACCATGCGACGTTCCAATGTCACAAGACCGTGCACGGTCCGCACGGTGGCGAATGGGACGACGACGGCAACTATCAGCCATCGGGCCATGAGTCAGCGTGCATGGGGGCGGTCGCCTACCTGTGGAAGCACGGCCGCACGTCGATCCTCACGCGCCTCGCGCTCGCCCGCGGCGCGATCACGGTCGCCCAGATCGAAGCACTCCAGCCCGACGTGATCGACTGACCGGCACAGGTGCCGGTGAGGGACGGCCCGCATTGCGCGGGCCGTCGTGCATCGTGCTACGCGCCGAAGCCGAAGTCCGGCTGCTGCTGCTGTGGCGGCTGCTGTTCCTGCTCCGGCTCGCGCGACTCCTGCACGGCCGCGCCCGCCGCCAGCACCGTGACGCCGGGACTGGTCACTGGTGCGCCGGCCTGCGGAGCCGTCGCCGAGCGCGGCGTGACGGTGAACGTCAGCACCTGATTCTCGTCGGCCCCGATGCACGCGTGCTGGCGTCCGGTCTGCCCGGCAATGTCGACGCCTGCGCGCTTCCACTGATACGTCGAGCCTGACTCGGAATCCAAGTTCGGATCGAAGAACTGGTACGTGCCGGTCAGGTTGGAGCCGGTGCGTGGCGTACCGGTGATCTTCACATTGAGCGCCTGCGGTGCGGTCGGCGTCTGGCCGGGCGGCGCGGTGTTCGCACCGAATCCGCGCCGCAGCCCGTAGGCGAGTCCGGTGTTCTGCTTCGCCACGTCCTGCGCGATCTTCTGCTGCTTCGCCTTGTTGGCGGCATCGTTCGCCGCGAACGCCCCCACGTACGGATGCGCCTGCTGCGACGGCCCCACGTCGCCGCCATCGCGGCCGCCCACGTCACCCCCGCCCGGCTCCCCGCCGACGCGCCCTGCGCCCGCGTGGCCCGGCTCGTACACGACCGGCGGGTCGGCCGGCACTTGCGGATGCTGCTGCTGCTGCGGTTGCTGCCCATGCGACATCGGAGCGACTGCGGTCATGGTGAATCTCCTGTCTGGTTCGTGGTTCGTGGCGTGGAATCCTTGCGGGCTTCCTTCGTGACATCGGCGTCGATGCGCCGGCCAATCCGCTGATCCGTCGCCGAGTCGATGCTGCCTGACCCACCGACGACATAGATGGTTGTGCATCCGGCCGCGGCCGCTGCCAGCAGCAGCAGCGCGGCCGCGCGCCTCACGGCGCAGCGACGCCGTAGATCGCAGCGGTGATTGCGTTGGCCTCGATGGTCTTGAGCGTCAGCGGCTTCTCCTCGGTGACGACGTGGTCGACGAAGCCTGCCGCGGAATACTCACGCACCAGCACCGGGTCTTCGTCGGTGCTGACCGTGAACTCGCCCTCGCATGGATGGCCGGGGCGCGACGCGCTGCCGATCACCGGGGCCGCCTTGTCCTTGCCGACCTGCTTCTGCATGAACGCGACGAGTTCGTGCACCCATGCCTTGATCTTCGACGGCTCCGCGGGGATCGGCGCGCCGACGCTCGGATGAGTAGGCGCATCGTCGAGCGGCATGAGCGAGATCATATCGCCGGCAGTCAATACCGTGCTGGCGCTGTCCGCTGCGCCGCCCGGCTTGTACTTCACTTCGCCCGCTTCGATTGCAATGTAGATGGTCATGCTTGTCTCCCGTCAGCAGTTGCCGAATGACACGCCGCCGCCCGTGCCGGGCGTGGTGCCGGGTGGAGCGGGCGGCCCAGCGGCACCGGCCACCGGATTGCACACGCGCTGATAGTTGTCGTCCGAGTTGATGCGTCCCGAGTTGCCCGAGTTCGCGCCCGAGTACGGACCGACGTAGCTGCCCGAGCCGATCACGCCGTTCGTGTTGGTGAGCGTGATGTTCGGTCGGGTGAATGCGCTGCTCAAGTTGCCGATGGCTCCGAAGCCCGAGCCAGCGATGCGGTCGGCCGCGTTGAATCCTGCGCCTGCGATCCACGCATTCGAATTGAAGCCCGCGGTCGCCGTGTTGCCGAGCGCGTTGTACGACGCGATGGTGCTGTTCGCCGTGTTGTTCGATTGGGTGACGCCGAGTCGATAGCCGAAGTAGCCTTGCGCGACCGACATCACCGGCCCCGCGAACAGCGCCGCCCACTTGAGCGCGCGATCTTCCTGCGACTCCGGTGCGTTCGGCAGGTTGACGTTGATCGCCTTGGCCGACGAGTCGCCACCGCGCGCGAGCGCCAGCGCGAGGATCGCCATTTGGCGCGACGCCGGATCGGCGCGGTCGCCGAGCGTGGCCATCGCCGCGTAGCGTGCTTCCTCCGCGCGCGCCTTGGCGATCTCGACGTTCTGCTGGCTGGTGATCGTGAGTCGATACGATTCCAACTGCATCGCGTAGTTCGGGTCGAGCGTCGTCGCGCATCCGCCGAGAAACGCGGCGACGACGAACATCGAAATGTGCCGCATGGTTCAGACCTCCATGTAGAAATACCTGCGCCGCGTCTGGACGAGCAGTTGACCGGTCTGGATTCCCGAGACAGTCGGGTTGCCGCTGACGCCGCGGCATTGCGCTCGAATCGAATACGTGCCGCCCTTCGTAGACGCCGCGACGTTAATCAGCCCGGTCGATGCATTCCACGGATTCGCCGTGTCGCCGCTCGCGCCCTTTTGAAGCGTGATATTGGTCGACCCGCTGTTGACGAACGTCAGCCCGAGAGGCAGGTCGAATTCCATATTGAAATACGCATTAGTGTGTGGGTCGAGCAACACATAGTCGAGCGCCGCGAATTGCTGACCAGCGAATTTGCCGGGGTTGTAATTCGCGACCGGATTGGTCAGCGTCGTCTTGGTCTGACCGGCCGGTGGGCTTGGCACATCCGAGCCGGTGTAGAACGTGAACGTGATCGCGTTGTAGCGCAGCGTCCCGCTACCTTGGCCGCTGTCGCCCGAGTTCGTCATTGCGGCGACGCCGACGAACACGCCGTTGAGCAGATCGGTCGAGGTCCACCCGGCGGGCGTGAGCAGCGTGTTCAGGCTCGCGCCGGTGCCGGTCGCGACGAGCGTCTGCACCGACGAGCCAGTCTGCCCCGCGTAGTCGAACGACTTCGACGGTCGCAGGTAGACGATGGCCTGCCGCGTCATGCCAGCACCGCCGCCGCCGACGGTGAAGTCATTCGTACCCTGCACGCGGATGCCGTTGAATGACTCGCCCGGCGGGATACCGGTCGTCGTGAACAACCACACCATCCACTTCGTCCCCGCGCCGATGCCGACGACGTTGGTCGGCACGCCCGCGGGGAGCGACCACGGATAGTTGCCGTAGTTGCTGTCCTTCGTAACGTCAGCGGCGGCGACGTTGGCGACGATGGTGGTGACGGCCATGTGCGGTCAGTCGTATGGAACGAAGTTGAACAGGATCGCGCCCGAGTTGATGTAGATGATCGAGATCATCGTGTACAGGGCACCGTACACCGCGCCGCCTTGCGGCATCCGATACTGCGATCCAGTCGGCAACGTGATCGCGCCGGGCGACACGACCATGATCCGCGCGACCTGCCCGAGCGACGCGAAGGTGAAGCCGGCAATGCTCGACCCCGCCAGCACGCCATAGCCTTGATACAGGCGGAAGTCCGGCGTCCAGTTTGTCATCACGGCGCTCAGGTTGTTGAAGTTGCTGCCGATCGCGCCATAGGCGACGTTGATCCCGCCATTCTTGTCGAACGTCAGCCGCTCCTGCGTCGAGCCGTTGGCGACCTGTTGGCGAAAGTGGATGTTCGGGCCGGGGCTGGCGGTGTTCACATCTCCAGAGGCGAGGCCGAGGTAGTGGTCGTAGTAGACGTCTGTTGTGGAAACGATGCGCGCGACCGCATTGGTCGTCGACTCGTGAATGAGGATGCCCGCGTAGTAGGGCCGGTAGATGTCGATGGTGTACAGGTTCTGGCGCGTCCCGAGTGCGCCGCTGAATACCCAATTGTGCCCGGTCAGGTTTTGTTGCGTGGTGCGCCCAAGCTGTAACGCCAGCGAGGACGTATTGCCGGCGTTGTCGCAGGTGTAGGTGCCCAACCAATCGGCCGATGCGTTCAAGTCCATGATGAATCGGGTCACGCCGCCCTGCCGCCAAAGCACTTGGGCGTTCTGCCCAGCGATGGATTCGAGCCGCAGGTAGGTGAGCCCCGTTGGGCTGGCGATGCGCAAGTCGAGCGCCGTGTCGCCGGTCTTCTTCAGGTACTGCGTCAGGTCAGCGCCAGCCGTCGGCGCGAGCGCGGCGAAGTTATCGCGGATCGACGTAATCGCCGCCGACCGCGTCTGATCGATAGTCGGCTTGGTAGGGTCGAACGCATACAGCGTCGGCGCGTCCTGCTGCCCGGCCTCGACGTCGGCCAGTGCGACCGCCTCTCCCTCGATGGCCGGGGCCATGCGGTACGGGGAGATCAACCAGCCGGGCGGATTCGACTCCGGCGGCGGGACCGGCGGATCGGCGGGTGCGGGCGGTTCGGTCGTGTCGGCCATGATCAGCGTATCCCTCGGAATGCCCACGACGCGGTGCCCGCCGCCGGAGCGTTCGCCTTGAAGTACCACACATCGAAGGTGTTGGTCACCCCCGTCCCGACGATCACGTTGTCGAACGTCGCGGTGACATTCGCCACGTTGCCTTGCGGCGTGACCTGAATCGCCACCCATGCGGAGTAGCGGTTTTCCAGCGTGATCGTCGCCTTGCCGGTCGCCCCGACGCTGACGCTGCCCTGCTCGGTGATCAGCACCGCGACCAGTGACACGGTCCAGTTCTGGAGCGAGCGGATCACAGTGCCGGCCGCGATATTGAGGCGGCAGCGAACATAGCGCACCGACTTCACCTCGCTCGCCCCGATGGCCGTGTAGGTCACGTTGTCGAGCGAGGTCTCGACCGTCATCACCACGCCACCCGCCGGCCCATTGAGTAGCGTATACGGTGCGGTGCACGTGACGCGCGTGCTGATCGGAACGCCGAAGTCATACGGCGTCGTCTGCATGGTCGCGGCCACGGCATTCGGCGACGCGATGATCACGTCCTTCAGCACGTCGTTGAACGTGCCGGTGTTGTTATTCGGGTCGGTCGCGCCGTCGGCCCACAAGCCCGCGAGATCGGTGTTGACCATGATCGGCGTGCCGCCGCCGAACGGTGTCCACACTTGACATTGCGTGGTCGTGTAGCCGAGGAACGGATTGGGTCCGACCACGTTCAGGTTCTGGTCGGCCGTGACCTGCACGGTCTGGCGCGCCTCGGTGGCCGAGTAGTGGCCGGTCGTGTCCTTCGCCTTGATCGCGTAATCGACGGTGCCGACCGGCTGCGAGTTCAGCACGGTGTTGGTCGCCTGCAACTTCGACACCGGCACCATCGCGCTCCACGCCTGCCCGACCGTGCCGCGGCGAATCTCGTACTCGTCGCGGTCGAGGTCGGGGATCGCGGACCACGACACATACACGTTGCCGCCCGCCTCGATGCAGACGAAGTTCGCCACGTCCGATGGCGGCGCGGTCTTGCCCAGCACCAGCAGGTCGGCCGACGTAACCTGCGGAGAGACCAGCCCGCTCGTCCCGACCGCGGCGACGATGGCGCGATAGACGTGCTGCTCGTCGACCGCGGTCGAGATGTACTCGCTGATCGGCATGTTGCTGGTCTCAATGTACACGCCGAGCGTGGCATCGAAGATCGCAATGGAATAAAACGCGACCGGCGCGCCGGTGGCATCCGGCCAGTCGATGCGCAGCCGCGGCCGGAAGTCGCCGTTCGCGAACTGGATCAGTTCCTCGGCCATCGTCACCGGCCCCGCAAGGTCGGGCGCGACGTTCGACGGCGGCACCAAATCGCCGGGCGCGATGATCTCGCCCGGCGGCGGCAGCGGGTTGTCGGTGAACATCGCATCGTTGTAGCTTTCGGCCGTCACCTGCCAGCGGCCGAATCCCTGATCGACCATGTTGACGATGGACAGCTTCGCGCCATGCAGGCCGTACTCGGGGAACTCCATCGCCACGACATCGCCGGGCCGATAGTTGATCGCCTCGTCGAACGCGCGCCACGACGCGGCCAGTTGCGAATACAGGATCTGATTCAGGCGACGCCCCGCCACGCGCGACGCCATCTCCTGCCAGAAGATGCCGGGCAGATTGACGCCTGACTCGCGCCCATCGTCGAGCGCGTTGGCCGGCTGCGTGGTCGGGCGCGTGCTGGGTGGGTACGCGGTCCAGTCGGTATAGCTGACCGTGACGTGCGTCGGCAACTCGCGCTGCGAGCGCAGCGACAGGTCGAAGCTGTCCTTGACGATATCGCGCTTCGACAGGTTGAGCGACACCGCCCGCGCGCGCAACGGCGTGAGGTAGTAGACGCCCGCGCGCCGCCACAGCATACAGCCCGTGTACGCGGCGATCTGGTTCAGCCAGTCCTCGACCTTCTGCTGCGTGGTGAGCGCGAGCGCCATGCGATAGCGCGCGGTGGTGCCGACCACCTCGTCATTGAAGTCGGCCGCCGCCGAGAACGACGCCACGTCGTACTGCCCGCCCATACCATAGACCGTGCTGCTGATGTAATCCGCCAGACACAGCACCGGGTTGCTGTACTTGTCGCCGGTCGCAAACGTGCCGGTCCGCATATCGATGATCTTGCGGCCCGCGGTCTTGACGACGAAGTTCGGCGCGCCACTGATCGACACGGTGGTCGGCAGCGTGACGCGCACGTAGGCGTAGCCGCGCATCGTGTCGTTGAACGTCTTGCCACGGAACGCATACGCGGCCTTCAGCGGCGCATCGACATTCTGCGTCGTGGTGCCGAGATACTTGGCGAAGTTCGTCGCCCCGGTGTTGTCGATGTAGACCTCGTCGATCTGCATCAACTCGCCATAGCCCAGCGCGCCGAGCAGCAGCAATTGCCCGTACTGATCGACCACCATCCCGGCCATGCGCAGCCCGAGCCAGATCGGGTAGCCGTACAGCACCGGGATGATCTGGTCGATGGCCGACACCGACTGCTGCGTGACCTCGACCATGCGCGGCGCGACGTTGACCTTCGACGCGGGGATCGTGCTGCTGACATCGACCGTGATCCAGTTGCCGCCGACCGTCGGCACCTTCGGCTTGTCGGGGATGATCTGCGCCGTTTCCAGCGGGGTATAACGCGGCTTCTCCGTTATCCCCGTCTGGGTCGGCGTGTACGTGGGGCGTGTCTCGGCCATCGCTTACGGGAATTCGACGAGATCGACGGTGGCGGTCGACAGCCCGAGGCCGTGGAATACGCGCTTCGGCGGCGACGAGAACAACACCGGCAGCGGTGCCGGTGAGCCGCACGGCCCCCACGGGATCGTGAATGGCTGGATGCGGTTGGCGCGATAGAACGCGTCGAGCGTCGCCCACTCGGCCTCGTCGATCCCGCGCAGCGCGCCGCCGATGTGATGCTTCGGCTGGATGTAGAACGAGCGCGCACGGCCGGTGCCATCGACCGCGCGGTCGATCTTCACGTCGTCCTCAAGGTCGTCGTTGCTGGTCAGCGACAGCTTGTCGGCGAGCGTCGGCGGGAACGCGACGAGCATGCCCGGCCCGGCCGGATCGGCGGGCGTCTGGCCCGGCTCCGGCGGCAGCGGCAGCGGCGGCACGCCGAGCGGTGGCGGATCGATGATGCTGCTCATTTCGGCTGATCCTTGAAGATGATCACGACATTGTTCCAGTCGATGCGCAGCCCCTTCTGTGGCAGCACGCTGAATCCCAACTCGGGGCGAAAGCGTTGGCGCGGCGCATACATGATCGCCATCGCGCGGTCGAACAGCGTGAGCCGCACGTCATTGATCAGCGCAGGCGCGCCATCGATCACGCCCGAGAACGTGAGTTCGGTGTTCGTGTCGGTGGCGACCTCGCCGTAGAACAGCCACACGCGCACGACGCGGCCGACCACGCCCTGCGACAGAATCAGTTGCGTCATCGACGGATCGCCACCGGGCAGCGTCAATTGCTGGCCGCTGAAAACCCAGCCGCTCGACACCCACGTATGCCCCGACCACGATTGCAGTCCGCGCGTGCTGAAGTAGCGGACCGGCGCGAAGCCGATCTCGATCAGGTAGCCGGGGCGCGTGACCGGGGCGGATGTGTCGAGCGGCATCACTGACCTCCGCTATCCCCGCCGCCGCCGCCGTAGTCGCCGCCATAGGTGACCTCGGTTGCAATCCGATCATCCTGCACATGGATGTTGACGTTGTGGTCGCGCATATTGGCGACGCGCGTCGCGCCAGTGTTGAACGTGTCGGCCGACGCCTTCACCGCGTCGGTGATGTCCTTGATCTTGGTCGTGTAGAAGTCGCGATCCGTCTTGGCATCGTCGGCGATTTTCTTCATCGACGCGTCGAGCCGCTTGTCCGCTTCCTTCTGCACCTTGTCGAGACCGTCGAGGAATTCCTTGGACTTCGCCTTCTGTTCCTCGGGCGTGAGCATGGAGAACGCCGAGTTGATCGACTGATTCAACTGCTCCGAGATACGCAGGATTTCATCGGGGTCGGTCGCGTTCTGCAACTTCGTGAACAGGTCGCGCGCTTTCTTCTGCTCGCGCTCGTACAACTGATCGGGCGTCAGCGCGGCCTTCTCGATGGTGTCGCGCGTATTGCCGAACATCTCGTCCATGCCGGCCTTGGCCTTCATGATCCCGGTCAGCAGATTGACGGTTGCGACATACATCCCTTGGATGTTGGTCGTCAGATCGACAATGCCCTGCGCCGTCGTCGGCGTATCGTCGGCGAATTTCTTCAGCGCCTCACGCTGGCGGTTCCACCCCTCCAGTGCAGTCTGGTTCGCGAGTTCCCACGCATCGGTCGCATCGCCGAGCGGGTCGTCCATCGCGGCGATGGTCTCGACCAGTTGATGCAGCGCGCCCGCGGTGGCGATGATGTTGTCGACATCTGCGTCGCTGGCCGTCGACGCCACGACGACATCCAGAATGTCGGCAATCTCCTGCGGCAACTCCGACGCCTGCAACGCCGCCAGCAATGCGCGCTTGCTCTCGGTCCCGATGGCCGCCTGCAACGACTCGTCATCGCGTCCGGCATCGACGTTCAACTGCTTGAAGATTTCCTCGCCGCCCGCGCCATACACGCCGGCCGACACGCGCGACTGCGCGGTGCCCTGCGGATCAGTATCAAAGCCGAACGCGAAGCCGAGGTCGCTGCGTGCCGTGCCGCCAAGTCCCTCGACCGCCTGCTTATACGAATCGGCCAGCGCGTCGGTGAGTTGCTTGATATCCGAGTCCGCATGATCGGGCGTGTAGTAGCGGCCGCCCGGCACATCTTCCTCGCGGATGCCGGTGGTCGCGAAGCCGCCTTCCTTCGCGCCGCCCTGTGCCTGCGCGAGCAGCGTGTATGCGATGTAGGCGACCGCGATGATCGCGCCGATCACCGGGATCATCGCCACCATCGACGCGCCCAGCGTGGCCGTCGCGGTGGTAGTCACGGCCATCTCCGTCGCGAGCGCCGACGCGCCGCCGGTCGCCGCACCGAACGACGCCGCCATCCCGCCGCCGGCCGCCGCACCGAACGAGCCAGCCGCCACGCCGCCCGCGCCGCCCGCGAGTGAGGTCGCCAGCGCCGACGTCCCGAGACCAGCCGCGCCCGCGCCGAACGATGCGGCCGTGCCCGCGCCGATGGTCGATGCCGCGGTAAAGCCGCCCGCCACGCCCGCGCCGCTGGAGAACAGCGACGCCAGCCAGCCGCCGGCCGTGCTGGCCCCGCTGCTGAATAGGCTCGACAGCATCGACCCGCCGGTCTGTCCGACCGCGCCGCCCACCGCATCGCCCACGCCGCCGGTCATCGATCCGACCAGCGACACGATCCACTTTTTGACGGTCAACTGATACAGCACGTCGAGCAGGTATTTCTTCAGGTCCGCGCCGACACGCTTCGCCCAATCGCTGACGCCCTTCATGCCCTCGCCGAACGATTCGACGAACGACTGCCCATAACCTTCCGCGGTTTTCAGGAGATCGGCATTGGCCTTCACCGTTTCGTTGTAATCCGCAGTCGCCTGCCGCGCATCGCCCAGCGCATCGGCGACCTCATACAACCGGATCGCTTCCGCCTTCGCCTCGTCGCTCGCGTCGCTGGTCAGGACGTTGTTGAGCCGCATCTGCGCGATGTACTTTTCGCGCTCGCGCCCCACCAGCCCGAGCGCGGAACGTTCCTCGTCGAGCGCCTCGACCAGCTTGTTGTACTGCGCGCTGGTCGCCAGCGAATTGTTGAACTTCAGTTGCGCGGTCGTCGCATCGACGATGGACTTCAGCAGCGCCTTGTATTCCTCCGACGCATTCTCCAGCGCATCAATCGCGCGCTTCATCTTGTTCGCGGTGAGATCGGCCAACTGATCGCCGGTCTTGCCGAACGCCGCGCCCGCCTCGCGCGCGGCATCGCGCTGATCGATCAGCGAGTCGTACATCTTCTCGGCGTCGGTGACGCCCTTGGTGTAGACGGCCGACAGCGCGGCCAGCGAATCCGCGAGCGCCTTCTGTCCCGCGATGGCCGCCGGATCAAGCGACAGGATCAGCTTGTACTTTTCCGCGTACTGCTCGACCGAATAGCCCAGCTTCAGCCAGTTCGTATTCAGCAGGTCGAGCAGCTTGATGGTCTGCTCGCTGCGCCCCTCGGCCTGCGCGCGGCCGACGTTGTCCAACTGCTCGCGAATCTTGGCGAGCGCATCGGCGGCCTTGTTCGACTCGTCCTTCTGTCCGCTCAAATTCTGTTGCAGCGTCTTGGCATCGACCGCATGCTTCTGCGTCGCCTCGGCCGTCTTGACGTGCTGCTCGCCGAGACCCCAGATCGACTTGATCGATTCGGCCGCGGCCTTGGAGTTCTCGTTCATCTGGCGCTGCATATCCTCCAGCACCTTGTTGGCCGCGCTGAATCCCTGCGTCGCCAGCGTGACCGCAACGGCCACCAGTCCCGCCATGCCCAGCGCGAGATTCTTGACGAACGTCACGGTCACGACGAGTGCCGTGCCGAACACGCGCAGCGCGCCGCCCAGCACCTCGCCCAGCACCGACGCCACCGACCCGCCGCTCTCCGACGTTTTGCCGAACGCATCCAGCAATCCCGACAGCGCGGGCAGCACGCCCTCGACCACCTTGTTCATCATCCGCTGCGATCCGTCGTGCAGCAGGTCCAGCTTGTCCTTGAAGTCCTTCGCGCGTTTCGCAGCCTCGTCGTTCGACCCGCCGAACACTTCGATCTGATGGCGCGCGATCTCCAGATTCTCGGCCAGTTCCTTCGCCGCCTTCAGTGCATCAGTGGCACTTTTGCCGAGCAGCTTTTGTGCGGTCGCCGAGCGCAGCGCGGGGTCCTCGATCTGCGCGAGTTGCGCGATCACGTCCTTGTAGACATCGGTGCCCAGCCGCGCCTTGCCGTTCACGTCGGTGATCTCGACGCCCAGCGCCTTGAACAACTCGGCCGCCTTCGACGTGGGATTGCTCGCTTGAACGATCTCCGCGTTCAGCGTTTTCATCTGCTTGCTGAAAGACTCCATGCTGGTGCCCGACAGCTTCAGCGCGAGCGTCAGTTCGTCCAGCGCGGAGACCGGCGTGTCGAGCGCCGCGCCCAACTCCTGCAATTCGGCGGCATGATCGATGGCTTCGCTGAATGCCTCGCCGAATTTCTCGACGACCGCCGTGAGCGCGAACATCTTCGCGAAGTGACCGGCGACCTCGCCGCCCAGATCCTTGAACGATTTGGAGATCTCGCTCTTGGTCGCCTTCACCTCCTGCTCGACCCGTTGCAGCGCGTTCGTGAACTGCCCGATATCGAGCGACAGCTTCGCGACCAGTTCACCGAGCGTGGCCATTCGGCTTCCCCTTGGGCTTGCGCGTGACGGTGCGGTGCTTCAGCTTCGACGATGCGGTGATGAACGCGTGCGTCACGTGCGCCGCCTCACGCGCGCCCGCGGATGGTGGACGCCCGCGCGGTTCGGCCGCGGTCTTGTCGAGGAACGGCATGAAGTCGGACGGCTTCGCCGACCGGCTCCCGCCCATGGCGCGCGCGATCACGGACGCAACGATGCCCGTCCGTAGATCAGCGCGGAAATCGCCGAAGGGCTGTTGGCGGTAATACACAGCCCATTCGGCGATCTCGGTCGCCGGCATGGATTCCTCGATCTCTCGCACGGTCTTGCCGAGCGCGAGTGCAACGGTGAACAGGAAGTGCCGTTCCGGCGTCAGACTTTTGGGGGTTCGACGCCGATGCCGTTGTGCTTGTTCGCCTGTTCCATTGCAGCCTTGACCAACTGCCACGGCAACGACAGGACGTGCTGCACATCTTCCTTCACATCAGGATTGAAGACGTAGCTGTTGTCCTCGTTCACCAGCACCCGGCACAACGCCCTCGCGAGTGCGGCGTGGTTTTCCTCGCCGCTCGTCTTGAGGTCGGACTGCTGCGACAGAATCTGGCCGACGGTCAGGGTACGGAAGTACACCGTGCCCCATCCGTCGACCTCGGCCGCAGACGGCTTCGGGTTGGCAGTCGCAAGTATCGCGTCACGGATCGACATAGGCATCAGGCCGCTTGTGCGTACTGCGGTTGCTGCTGCTCACGTCCCGGCCCGCGACGCCCCGCACGCTGCGCGTCGGCTTCCAGCGCAGTCGGTCCCTCGATGAAGATCGGCGCGCCGGTGATGCGCAGCACGACGTTCGATTCGAGTGCCGCATTCACGCCGCCCGACAGCGTCATCTGGCGCACGAACGCTTGGAACAGCCACACGCCCATCGACTCGCCCGTGTCATCCTCGGGCAGCACCAGCCGCCACCAGAGGATCGTGCCGTCGGCCTTGGCCGCCTGCATGGTCTTCTGCGCGGGGTCGCTCGGGACGTAGTTCATGGTGAAGTTGAACGCGCCGAAGTCTTGCAGGCCCGGCCGGAATTCCATCGCCTCGCTACACATCGTGGTCACATCGATCTCGGACGCCTGACCGTCGAAGCCGGTGAAGTTGCGCGCCTCGCACACGTCATCGAAGTTGCCGGTGCCGATGCCGGTCGCCACGCCGCCCGACGTGTACGCGCCGAAGCCCGTCGCATCGACGCCCTCCAGCGAGAAGCCCGTGGGCGTCACGCTCGTCGCCACGCCGACCGCGCCATTGATCTCGACCATGCCCTGCACATCGGCGATCTCGACCACATCGCCATCGCCGAACGTGTTGGCCGCGGTGAACACCGGCGGGTTGGCCGCGGTGATTGCGGTGATCGGTGCCGTCACCGGCGCGACCTGACCGCCCTGCACGCCCAGCCGCGTGCCCTGCGAGGATACGGCTTCGCTCTTGAATCCAGCCATGATGAAACCTCCGTCTTACGTTGAGGTGAGAAGCCGCGTCTTTCGTGCGGCGGATGAGAGCATAGGCTGTGCTTCCCAAATCTGGAAGTCCAACGTACGCCGGTAAATACCGATGGTCGGTTCGTATCCGTCCATCGCCATGACAGGCACGTTCTTGTAGCCGAGTGCCGTGCCGCGCATGATCGACTCGATGGATGCGCCAATCTGTCCGGCTTCCATGACCGTCGTCGCGAACACGTCCACGCGATAGCGTGCGTCCGACAGATTGCTCTGCCCGCACAGGGTGTTGATCGGGATGCTCGACACGGCCGTATAGCGGATCGCCGGGAACTCCGGCGCATCCGGCAGGCGCACGGGATACACGCGTCCGTTGACCAGACCGGCCAGTGCTTTCTGGAGCGCGATGCCGACCGCGTTCATTTCTTCTTCCGCTCCAATTCGGCGATGCTGCCGACCAGCGATTCACGCATGAGATCGAGTGACTTTTCTTTCTCCGACTCGAAAGCCTGCGTCATGAAATGCCGGCCCTCGTATTTCACCGAGCCGAATTCCAGAATGAACCAGTACCACGGATCCCAATTCTCGCGGATCTGTTTCTTGCTGCCATGCCGCACGCCGATGTTATAGGAGAACACGGCGTCCTCGCGCTTCTGCCGCGCGTACGCAACGTTGTCGAGCAGCGCGCCGGATTCGATCAGACCGTAATCCAAGATGTTGTTCTTCGCCGCCTTCACGACATTCTTCGCCGCCTTGGCGACCGCGCGATACGCGAACTTCGTCTTGGTCTCCAGCGACAACCACTTCAGGTTGTTGGTCAGTTCCTCGACGCCCTTCCATTGGATATCGACGGCGGGCATCAGGTGATCCGCTTCGCCAGCACGCGCAGCCGCCGATTGCCCTGCTCGGGATTCAGCACGCCGGTAATGTCGAACACGCCGCCATGCTCGCCCTCGACCTGTGCGCGGTCAGTCGGGCGCAGCGGCGAGAACGGGTCGTAGCGGATCGAGATCTCGGCGTCCACGTCATCGATGTTGTGGGCCGCGCCGAAGTACTCGCGCGCGCTCACCGGCCCGACCGACGCCCACGCCGTGAACAGCGCGACGAAGGTCTCGACCGGCTGGCCCATCTCGTCCTGCCCCGGCGCGCGCCGCAGGAACGTCACGCGATGGCGCAGTTCGCCGGCCCTTATGCGTAGGTCAAGTTTGCCCATGAGTCGAGCAGGTAGGTCGGCATGAACGACGCGACCTCGACGCCCGACGCGCCGCCACCGTAGTTCGCCAGTTCGCGGACTTCGTAGTAGGCGCTCGCTGCGGCGAGGATGAATCCCTGCAAGTCGTCCGGCATCTCCGCGAACGATGCGAAGCCCAACTCGGCTGTGACCTTGATGCCGTTGAGCGCCACGCCGCGCGCGAACAATTGGAATCCCCACGTCTTGGGGTCAGCCGACGACAGCACGGCGAACTGACCGGCAGGAAGCGTCACGCCTTCGCTGTCGAGAATTGTCAATGAGCGCGCGCGGCCGCGCCGCACGATGAACGCGGGCGGGAAGTTCGCGGCGGTCAGCGCCGACACGCCATAGCCCGACATCGCATAGTCGGGCAGGTAGTGGCCGGCCATCAGGTCGCCTTCCCAGACCCGCACCGTCGGCCACACATCGCGCAGCAGGTAGTTCTCGGCCGACGCGACCGCCATGCCGATGTAGCGTTGCAGCAGCGGATCCTCGGCCGAGCCGGTCTCGATGCGCGCGTGCATCTTCAGGAGCGGCAGCACCTCGGCGATCACCCCGTCGCGGGTCTGCGTGAACTGCGTGAGTTGGAGCGGCCCCATCACGTCGGCGGCTCCACGATCAGCGCCCACTCGGGTTGCGCGTTCCCGCCGGGGATCGGCGGCGAACCGGAGGTCGGACGGCGGCACAGGAACACGCGGCCGTAGTGGCGCACGACATCGTTCAGCCGGTAGGTCTCGCCGTCGGTGAACGACCCGCGCCAGTTCCAGCCGATGCCGTTCGCGCCATCGCGCGACCGCTTCATCGCGAGTTGCCACGACGCGGCCGCGGCATCAGTGCCGGGCGTCATCCCCTGTGACTGCGCGCGCGCTGCCCAGAGCGTGCCGTCGTACGTGACCCAGTCGCCCGGCCCGTACTCGGCCGACGCATCGAACACGCCGCGGTAGTGGAACCCCTCGCCCGGCGGCCCGCGCATCTCGGCCACCTGTGAGCTCAGTCCGGTCACCGCGTTGTCGACCGCCTGCTTCAGTGCGATGCCGCCCTCGACGATCCACTCGTCAATCTTCTCGTCCATGCCGCGCAGCCGGGCGGCGGCATCGGCGTCGGCCTGCGCGGCGATCCGCCCGTACGTCCCGGCCACGCGCGCCTCGGACTCGGACACCGATTCGGCCAGTTCGTGGATGCGCGCCTCGGCGGCGCGCTCGCGCTCGGCCACCTCGGCGCGGACCACGGCCAGCCCCTCGGCCACGGCGGCCCGCACGGCCTCGGCCACGGCGGCCCGCAGATCGGCCGCTGTGCGTTCCAGCGCCGCGGCCGGGGCGGCAGCACCCGCGAGCGCGGCGGCCGCCTCCACGGCCCCGGCAAGGGCCGCCACGCGCGACTCGGCGGCAGCGGCTCCGGCGGCGCGCGCCTCGGCCTCGGCGCGCACGGCCCCGGCGACGCCCTCGATGCGCCCGCCCAGATCGGCCGTGGTGCGCTCCAGCGCGGCGGCGGGGGCCGCGCCCTCGGCCAGCGGCGCGACGCGCTCCAGCACGGCCGCAAGGGCCGCAGCGCGTGCGTCCATCTCGGCCCGCGCCTCGGCCAGCACCTCGGCGCGCAGCGCGGCGACCGACGCGGCAAAATTGCCGGTGGCCTCGGCCAGCGCGGCAGCGCCGGCTTTGTCCTCGACCGCGGC